TCCATCAATTCGGGAAGATTTGCAGCATGATACTTTGCTAATGCTGTTTGCATGGTTCTTAGCTCCTTTAAAAGCGAGTTTGTGTTTTGTGGACCCCTAAGGCATCCATAATATATTTATAGCACAAACTAGAAAAAATTGCAGTGTGGTTATCCGACCTCTGATACTCCTCGCGGAAAACTATCTACTTCTGTTATCTCAAAACTCCAATCTTCCATAACTTCATTAGAAAGAAATCTAGAACTAAGAAGATTTAGTTCTTTTATAGCATAATCTTTATCAGGTGCTATTAGATAGATATCAATTATCTTACCTAATCTCAATTTCTTAATATCCAGATCAGACATTCTCTTACAACAATCTCTAACAGCATTGCCTGGAGAATCATCAACCTGTGCTCTTAAACGAATAAAAACCTTTGCTTTAAATTTCATACTTCAACATCACCAATCATCATAATATTTTTTATATAAAAAATCACCTTCTCGACGAAAAGAAGGTCTCCTTTTTTTGCGTATATGAGTAAGATAAAAATTTGAATAATTAACAATCACCAAAAGAATTAATAATATAGTATTGATCATCAATCTTCTTGAGTCCTACCTTTCTTTCCAATGTTATATTTCTGCTCTAAAGCCCAATCATTCTTATCCTTATATGCAAGGACTTTAATCTGATTGAGAGGAGCAATATCTATTACAGAATCCAAGTCAACTACGTTAACAAGTCCCCAATCAGCCAATAAACGAACAATGCGATTACGTCGCTGTACATCATTAACTGTAAGATTAGCATGTTTCCCATCCAGAGCAAACAGCTCCTTAAAATGCACAATAAAATACCTACCCTGCTTGTGCAAGATATGACATGATTGATAGAGTTTCTTTTCCTTCCTGGACGCAACTCCAATCCTTGTTAAAGTCTCACGAACTTTAAGGAAGTCATCAGGTTCATTAAGAAGTACCTCCACCATTTGGTCTTGTGACCAACGAACTTCAGGTTCTACCGTAGTAGTCATTTAATACCTCCAGTATCAAGTCGTTGTTTAATAAATCCAATCTGTTCTTTTGATAAAATTTTCAGTGCTTGAGATGCTTTTTCATTACTATAGCCATAATAACTTTTAATACATTCTAAGTCTGTGACTTTATCTTTGCGGAGCCAGGGAGAAAATCTCTTCTTTTTCCTAAGAGTATTTAGATAGAAATTATATTGAAGGTCTTTATCTAGGTTAGGATACCTATTCATCTCATTAACAAACATTATACAATCAAGACTACCTGATAAGCATCGATTGATAATGTATGGAGCATAATCCTTTTTACAATCAGGATTTTCCTCCATCAGATTATTCTTATTAAAATTGATGGAATTTAACCAGTCTTTTAGTTCAGTCATAATGTATGGTAAGGGTCAATCTCTTCACTAAATTCATCTACATCTCTCAGTAGATTACTAAACCGTTCTTCGTCTTGTGCTAGTTGTTGTTCTCCTTTAGTAGTATAATGCAAAACGATGGGATTGAAAAACTCCTGGTGCTTTTGCTCAACATAACCTTGCGTTACATCTTGAATACCAAACAATCCACCATATACATCCATCCTACTTAATATAACCCACATAGCATATTCGTCAACTATTCTAGGATTTGGAACTGGATAAGGTAGAGAACCATTTTTAATCTTACACATCAGTTCAACTAACTGAGGTAACTGATCGACAATATCTAAATGAATACCATCTCTGAACATCATAACTCCCATACAATATTTGTATATCTGAGAACGTCCTCCAACATCTACAATACACTGATCCACATAATCCAATGCCTTTCTTATATTTTTTCCTCCTCCAGTATTTGGATCATGACGAAATCCAAATTCTTCTCTACCAAATACTTCAGCATAATTATAGTGATCAAAAAGATATTGAACATCACCATAAAAAATAGTATCAGAATCTACATAAAGAATATTAAAATCTTGATCATCAAAATATCCTAAGTTAAACCATCTATAGATGAATAACATTCCATGATTAATCTGTTCAACAAAAGGTAAAACATTTACATTATAATGTGAACGAAAATAGAGTGGAATAATAGAAGTATCATCACAAAAAAGATAAACAAATATTTCATTATTAAAATCTCTTAATGAACGAATACTGTGCTCAAGGCGTCTTAATTCATGCTCATTTACATGATCATGACGACTCTTCTTATATGAATAATAAACAATATTCTCAATCATCGTATAATCTGAATATCATCATCTTCTGTCCAGAGTTCAACCTTATCTCTAAACCTTCCATCCTTCTTAAGAGTTTCATATCTCTTAGTAGATTTACGTTTCCACCAACTAATTATATTCTCAAGATGGAACTTATCCCAGTTCTGACCAGGAACTAATTTATCCTGCTCACCAAGAAGAACTTCACGAACATTTCCATATCCATAATCAGATGTATAAAACCTCTTCTTCTCAGTAAGGTTAGAAGCCATCTCAATTATAGAATTGAATTCATTAAGTTTATCACCATTCAAAGAATTTCTAATAATAGAAATCATCTTGGTTTGTCTTTTCAACTTCTTAGATGATGCACTAGGATCAGTTAATGGAGTATTATTATTCCATATAGTAAACTGATCATGAAGTTTATGAAATGCTTCCGAGTAAAGTGTAGGAATAAACTTACTATCTGTCAACCCTTTAAACCTCATAAAAGGTTTCAGACCATCATACTGTGAAGAAGAACTACTAGATCCATAGAGAGAAGTAGTTTCAAACAAAGCAATATCCTTCTCAAATACTTTATTCAATGCCTCTCTTGCAAAATGAGATACACATAAAAGTGCAAGAAGTTTACCACCAAGATAATTATAACCAAAAGGTTGTGAAGGGACAATAGCAAATCCCATTACAGCATGACGATTAAAAATCTTTAGATCAGGTGCTTTACCTAACCATTCATTCCTTGGTTTAGAATTAATTAAAGGAGATTGTAAACGAATAAATCCAACTATCTTTGAACTATTCTTTTCAAATACCATCCATCGCAATTCTCTACCAGGAATATTATCCTCATTATTATGAGAAGATACTGCTTTCAAAAGACTCTTATAATAATCTTGCGGAATACCTTGCTCAAAACGAGAACCAACAAATTTAATATCAAATTCCATCTCTTGAGGATGAATATCCTCGTTAAAGAATTCTTCCTTAACATCAACAAGTGGACTTGATTGTTGAATAACTGATCTTTTTACAGCACGAAGATATTCTTCAATACTTGTAAAGTTCTTAAAATAATTAATAAATTCATCAGCAGCCCATATAGCATCTGATTCAGGTAAGGATACTATCATGATGCATCATGATAACCATAACTCATTTCTATTTCCACTGCATCCATAATTCTATGAAATGCACCAGACATTATGCGATAACCAGATCCAACATATACTTGACCGGCAACTACAGATATAGTTGCAGCACCCCAAAAAATATAATAAAATCTAGATTTAACTTGTGCTCTTAATTTCTTTTTATCTTTAGTCATTTAATTCCCCTTTTACTACATGCTCCCATGCAACTTTATATTTCCTGTCCCAATTATCAGTATAAACAGGCATGAAAGCATTAAGTGCATGAGTAAGGTCTACAATTTCATTAGTCCTACCATTGTCTACTGCCTCTTGTAGTTGTTCCAGCATAAAATTAAATGTAGTGATCTCTGAGAATGCAACCTCTAGATCATTCATCACATTCCAAGTTTCATTCATTTCAGTCATCATTTCCTCTTCCTAGGAGCGGGTTTATCTGGATAATATTGAAAGCCTGTAGTCTGTTCCTCCAATTCGGATATCCTAAAAGTAATCATCTTATCCCATGGAGTATGCTCATCCATGAGAACAGCAGCTCTATCATCACTAATCCTTTGAACAAATCCAATATAACCACTATAAATGGAATTAGGATTTTTAACAACTACAGTAGTTCCTGGTAAAATCATTTTATATTCGCAGCCTCCTGCTGTGCTTTAATCCATCCTTGTCCTCTACTTATTGATTCTAGTCTAGCAGATTCAAACTCTTCTTCCCAATCATCTGTACCCTCCCAATCTTTTTTAAACTCTTCCGGTACATAATCAAAACCAACTCTTCTCACTCTTCTACCACGCCAATCTTTATGTTCTTTTATGAATAAATGACCATCTAGTTGAGAAGCAATCCATTCCATAGCCCTTTTCTGATATGGTTTCATTCGTCCCATGGATACCCGCGACCAGTTTGATTTTCCTTCTTCCAACGCATAATACGATCAAATGATGATTCCTTAGAATCTTCTAAATTTTCACTAACTCCATCTAGCATACGCAATTCTGTTTCAACCTTTTCAGTAATTGATGCATGTCTACGAATATCTCCACCCATAAACATTTTATCCTTTGTCATATCCATACAAAGTTTAAGTTGCGCTAATTCCAAATAATCAAAGTCCATCATTTTACTACTGTATAGTTTCATTCAGATGATCAGCAATTGCATGGTATCCAATACCAACACCGACTTGAATACCAAGAAATCCTACTATAGCAAGACTCCATAAAATTTTATTTTTCATTATGAAATGCAATTTCCTCCAAGGTAAAAATAGACTTTAATTCTAACTGAGCATCAAAGAAAGTGAAAGGTTTATGCTCCTGTCTGTCAACAATTGAAACAATTCTTTCTACCTCATATCCTGCTTGACGAAGTTTCTCCACTGCTTTAAGTGATGAACCGCCTGTAGTGACCACATCCTCCAAGACAGTCACTTTAGATCCTTCTGGAGGCATTGGGCCTTCAATCCAGGCACTTGTACCATGACCTTTGGGTTCCTTACGGACAATCAAAGCATTTACAATATATTCAGAGTAGTTATTATTCCAGAAATTATATGAATGCATAGCAACACCACTTACCAAAGGATCGGCACCTAATGTAAGTCCTGCTACTGTTTTACTACCATAATCCAACATATGCATCATCAGACCAGAGACTAAACACAATCCTTTTGCACTAAGAATAACAGGTTTGCAATTTATATAATGCTCACTAGTCTCACCAGAAGATAGTTTAAACTCACCTTTACGGTAAGCATCTTTCTTCAACATCTCAAGAAGTTCTAATCTTTGACCTTCTTTTGTTTTTTCGTCAAAACAATTTCTTAACATTAGTTACATCCATCATATTCATCTGAGTCTGGTGGTAGTGGTGGATCAGGAGTATTGTCTGATATATCTTGCCACTCCTGAACAAGTCTAAACACTTGTTTCCTATCCATTCCATCTAATTTCATACAATTTTTTAGGCATAGATAGATGCATTCTTCGTCACTTATAGGTGCTTTCTGCGTCCAACCATTCTTATCCTTATAAATTTTTGGTTTATCTCTATACCTTTCAGTTTCCATCACTTGAACTCACACTCCACCATTATTTCCGTAAGCGCAGCCAAGAGGTTGATTTCTTGGTCAGCAACGAAAGCAATCTGATACTGGTATTTGGCAATAACAAGAACAGCAGCAGGAATACTAGAAGGAGTCATGCTACTATAGAGTGCTTCATAAATCCGACGTAAGATAACGCCAGGATCATTATCAAGATTGCTAACAACCCATTTGCGTACTTCAGAAAAGTTTTTTTCCTTAAGGTGTTTGATAAGGTCATTTACTTTTACATCACTAAATTGAGCAAGAATACCAGAATCTATCTTACCTCCCGCCGAGTATCTTTGACACTCATTGAGAACGCGACGCCAATCGGGAAAGTGTTTGCTGATAAGTTCGGCAACGACCTTCTTATCACTTTCGCACCGTTCGGCGTCCAAGATAGTGTTAAGTCTTTTGAAGAATGCTGATTGGAGTCCTGGTTTTTGTTTTGCATTTACTGAAAATTCAATGACGGCACAACGACTATGTAGCGGTTCGATGATTTTATTTTTGTAATTACAGGTGAAGATGAACCTACAGTTTCTGCTAAACTCTTCAATAGAGGCTCTAAGCAAGAGTTGTACATCGGAAGTGGTGTTGTCTGCCTCATCAATAATAATGACTTTATGTTTCGCACTTGAGGAAAGAGATACCGTACTAGCAAAATTCTTTGCATTGTTACGCACAGTGTCCAGAAATCTTCCTTCATCTGATCCGTTGATAACATAAGAATCTACCCCAAGTTCAGAACACAATGCCTTTGCTACTGTCGTCTTACCACACCCAGCAGGACCAGAAAGAAGCAAGTTTGGTATCTCACCTTTATTTAAGAACTCAAGAAAAGTCTTTTTAGTAGTCTCTGGTAGAATACATTCTTCAATTTTTTTGGGTCGATACTTTTCAACCCAGAGAAATTCATCATTCATAGTTTCCTTAATCTAACATAATAAGGTGCAAGTGTCCAAGTACTGAAATTAGGATCAGGCATAATCCCCCTCTCTAAATTCAACTCTTGTAACAAATACCATTGACCATCATCTTCAGACCTTTCTAATATCTCCACATATTCTACACCATCCTCTAATAACTGAACAGCAGCATCTTGTGCATCTGTCCAATCATTATATTCTTTACCTTCTACTTTAAGCATCAGATTGTGGTTTATGATCCTTCATACCATCATGGTTACCATCATTAGGTAATTTGCCCGTCATAAGATACACAACTGTATCTTTACATCCTCTAAGATAATGAAGTTGTTCAGTAGTTTGATCTGATTGTTCTTTTGCTTCAATCTGTGCAATTCTCTTAGTAAATCTTTCTAAGAGTTGCTCTAAATTTTCTGTTGATTTCATTATTCAAATGTAGAATCAGGTTCCAATGCAATATAATACTTAAGATCAAGATTCTTAGATTCAAACCTGGAAAGAAGTTTATTAGAAATAACAACATTATATGATCCAGGAAGAATCTTAATGTTCTCTACTTTAAAGTTAAGAACAAACTCCTTATCTGTCTCACCAACTACTTCCTGATAATTATTAGAAGTATCATTTTTCTTATCACGAATGACAAGTTTAACAACACCATTCTCTCCAATAACAGAAAGATCAGGAACTTGATAAATCGAAGATGCCTTCAACATATCATTAAGTTGTTGTGTAGTCAATTCAAAACTAACATCTTCAGATGGAAGTTCAATAGATTTATCTGGAGGACTAACAATCACATTAGGATCTGCAAAGAAGAACTTATTACGCTTCTTACCTTCGCGAATAATGAGATACTCATCCTTCTCAAAATCCAAATCTGGATCACTATGAAGTGTTGAAAGAATATTTAAAAAGACATTCAGATCATAGATACCAAAATCTTTAGGAAACTCTTCTGCAATAGTAGCCTCTGCAAGGATATTCTTCATCACAGAAATAGTGCGAAGATCACTTCCTTGCTTAAAGAAGATCGATTGATTGATCTCTTTAAAGTTCTTCAGGATGTCAATAGTACTCTTAGAAAGTTTCATAACCACGGGTCTCAGTTTCATTTGTTTGGCCGCTGAAATAGTATAACAGCAGACAGTAGTGCATTGCTTTTAGGATATCATTCTTAGCACTACCCTTCTTATCATAACGACTCAAATACTTCAATGCATTTGAGCGACAAAAAGATTCTGCATCACCAACAGATTCAATAAGATCAAGAGTCTGCGTATTTGATCCTTTAGTAGTGTAATGTCCGGAATAGGTTGACCTAACATAATCTTTTGCATCCTTAAGTGCTTTGTCCTCATTATATTTAAAAACTCCCCTTTTATCTAAAGAAGGTGGTGGAGGAGAAGTTTTTGGAGGATAACTAAACTGATAAGCAGAATCTACACTACTTACTGTTGGATAAGGATCATCACTCAATTTAAAACTAATCCTATCTTTACCCATTCCACCAGTGACGTGATCAACAGGACCAGCGGCAATATTCGTACCAAAAGAAATAGTATCCAAACCAGCACTAGAATTTCCAGTCATACTAAATCCATCCTCTCTCCAATCATATTTTCCTGGATAATAATCACCAGAACCATGAATCTCAAGGACATCAGATCCTGCACCACTGGAGATAATAGTATCACCAAATGTTATAGTATCTGGTCCAGAAGATTCATCCTTGGTTTCATCCTTTTCACTCATTTCATCATCTCCATATAATTCGTCGTAAAGTAAACTCCAAGCATTAACCACAATTTGTTTTCTCCATCATAACATGTATTAAGTACCTTCGTCAAGACCATCGCAGGCAACTTCTTCAAGATTCACATCAGCATCAACCTTGTCATAGAGTTCCAAAAATGCCTGCTTTGTCTCAGCATCAAATCTGTTAACACAAACTTGAATTGCTTTCATTTTATCATTGAAGATAGAATAAGCACGAAGAATATGAACCAAACGACGAGTACTAATGATTTCATCAATACCACCATCATAGAATGTTTTACGGATAATGTCACCCCAATCTACAAGTCGATTGCAAAAATCTTCATCATGCTTACCGACAGAAGCAGCAACTTTAAGAAGAATTTTCTTTTCTATAGATACTATTGGATACTCTTGTTCAAAAGTTACAGGGAATCGCTCAAGGAAGGCTTCGTTGAGCACGTTAGTTCCAATGAATCGGCCGTCGTCTGAACCTTTACCTTTAGTATTTGCAGTGGCGAGTACGTTGAAGCCTTTTGCGGGCGCAATGTATTTGCCAATTTTCTTAAGGAAAATTCCTTTTCCTTCCAGAATTGGTTGAAGACAGAGAATTTTGCTACTGGCAAGGTCGATTTCGTCAAGGAGCAAAACAGTTCCTCGTTGGAGGGCTTCAATGACTGGGCCATTGTGCCAGACGGTCTCACCATTAACAAGACGGAAACCACCAATAAGATCGTCCTCATCGGTTTCAATTGTAACATTAACACGGATTAGTTCTCTTTTAAGTTGAGCACACGCTTGTTCGACACCAAACGTTTTACCATTACCTGAAAGTCCCGTAATGAATGTAGGATAAAACAAACGGGACTTGATAATGGTTTTAATATCGTTAAAAGGACCAAACTTGACGAAGGTATCATCGGTTGCAGGGATAAGGTTTTTTTCTACTTGAGGCTGAACAGCAGGAGAATTAAAAGATTTTTCAATATTCTCAACCACTTCTGCTGTTACTTCTAAATTCCATTTGCCGCGGCCTACTTTATATTGCTCAAGTCGCTTTGTGACAGTTTGATATGCCATTCCACGAGAAGCACAATATCCTTTAATATCAGCAGCAGTAAACTCTACACCATATGTATTTCTTAAATCGTCAACAATGTGATCATCAGTCATTTTTAAAGTACGAGGCATGATGTATTGGTCTCAATGACCTTATTATAAGGTAATGGAAGGAGATTTAGGAATCCTTAGTGACACTTTCTATACTGTCCTCACACTGCTTAAATGCCTAGTGACCACCATAAGGATCACTATAATCATCAAATATCTGCAAGGATTCTTTAAGTGATGACTGACAATCTGGTGGTTCAGGATCTTTATACCCTTTCATCTTCTTCCACTTGTTATGTAACGCACCCATCATCCATGATTGGGCAAGACTATGAGGTCCATTCTCAAGCAGATCTAACTCATACCTACTAGAAGTATAGTTCTTATACTCTTCTCTCCATTTGGAGTCATCATAAGGTTTTGTCATTCTCTCCAACCATCACAGTCCCAGTAAGGACCTTACTGTAATATCTCAACCTTTGTCTAAGTAATAGAACTTCTTGCTTAAGGTCCTCATTCTCTTCTTCTAATTTTTCTATGTGATCTTCGTAAACAATGTACATTCTATTCGGAAGAATCTTCAGAACTATTTACTGGTTTAACATTTTCTTCAACTTTATATCCTTTACGTTTCTTCCAATCAGCATACATCCTACCATAGATCATTCCGTCATTGGTTGATAATCCATCTTTCTGAAGAATCTCACATTCATTATCAGTGAGATAAGGACCAGGATCACATTCTCTCAAGCTCATATATTCTTCTTCCCAACCAGGAACTTCTTTAATCCATTCTGCTATCATTATTTCTTCCTCCTTGGTACTTGAATAGTCCATGAGGATGATACTAAATCAACCACCTCAAACTGCTTCTTATTCTTTTCAATCTCAATTAACCTTGCTTCACATCCAGGAGGAGGTGATATCTCACCATAATGATTTTCATCTTTATCTAAGTATTCAAGGATTGCTTGATCTATCATACCATATAATGTATCAAAAGTAAGACTATACTTAAGATCATTTGCAAGTCTTTCTATATCTTCTTCAGATAATTTCTCACCTAAAAAAGATGACCTAATGGATACAAGTTCATTAAGATCAATACGAATTAAGTTTGTTCTATAAATTGCCATAATTAAATTATCAACTCTATAAATTCACCAAGAACTCTTTTATTTAGTTTTTTAGTCTTCAAAGACTTTATAAAAGCATTCTTAATCTGAGATTTGGTTGCGTCTTCTTTTACCTCAAAAGTATCATCATTTGCAAGTGAATTAGCAGATATACCAAAATAAGCATGGTATCCAGAATTCTTAATCACAAAACTCCTATTCTTTTTCCAATCATTCTGAACTTTTTCAGAACGATCATATAGTTTAATAAAACTATTAGCATCACGATTAGCAAGAACTCTAATACCAATAAAATTCACAGATGGATAAGTATCACGAAGATTCCTCAAACATGCATCTGTAAAATGATTCCAATAATATCCAAACTTATAAGTCTTTCCTGTCTTACGATTCCTAATAAGAGTTCTATCTGGTTTAGGATTACGACAACCTAAACGATCCCAATCATTTCTGGTAGGAACCATCACATGATAAGGAAGTTGATTAGCTTCGCCATCAGTAAGAATCACACACTGAACTTTTTGGAGTTTATTATCTTTCTGAAACTTGGGAAGAAGTGTATATAATGCAACTAAACTCTCATTCAAAGGTGTTCCAGAAAGACCAACTTTATAAGAAACCTGATAGTAGGGACAATATCTAAATGAATATGCAACTCTCCAAATAGTTTTCATTTGTTGATCAAGAGTTTTACCATTCACCTTATGAGTGAAAATATTCATCAACCCAAAATCATTCTCAATCAGAAACTTTCCTTCCTCACGCTTGTAATGATATGTCACATTACCACTATTCCAATGATTTGAGAAAGCATAAACCTCAAAAGGAATATGGACCTTCTTACAAAACCATATCAAATTATAAAGTTGCTTCAAAGTATCTTGAAGCACATCTGCCATAGATCCAGACCAATCAAGAACAAATACTAGTCCGTGATTTTTCCCATCAGGATGAATATTAATCTTCTTAAAAAGGTCTTCATCGAATTTATAATTATGAAGTTTCTCTGTAGAGAGGACCCCAGTCCGACTAATAGCAGAACGACTATAATTGTCAGCTGCCTTCCGACATTCAAATTCTTTAACAAGGTAGTTAACTTCTTTTTGCGCACTTTTCTTAAA